AAAAAAGTAACTCTCTGAACCCATAATTCTTATAAATAATCGTAGGTAACGAACAATTGTAGGAGTATAAACATGGCACTTTGGGGAGTCACAGATGCTGACGAAGCTAAGCCTAAGTGGGCTGTACAGGGTGGTGCTGTAGACCCCTCAAACATTTTTGCTACAGCAGAAGGTTGGGTTCTTAGACACTATAAGAAAGGAGATCAGACTGAGTACTGGGATGAAGTTCTAGTCGCAGTTGATGGTCTTGTAGGAGCTGGTGGTCGTGGTACTGATACACTCGGTAATGCAGACATCTCTGCTGTATTCTTTGAGGGTACAACATATGCTGCTGGAGCAACTGGAACCGTTGTTGTTATCTACAACGAGAAGGTAGATGTTACTGCTGGTGCAACACTAGTTGTTACTAACACAACAGACAGTGCTTCTATTACTGCTACATATGCTAGAGGAACAGGAACAAACCGTGTTGAGTTTGACTTTACTGCTGCAGCAGCAGACAAGGTACACACAATCGGTGCTCAAACAATCTCTGGAACAATCAAGGACGCTGGTACAAACACAGCATCCGATAAGGTATTCGTTCTAGGTGATACTATTGGTGCAGGTGGTTCTGGTTCTACCAAGACAATTACTACAACATAATAAATGAAATTTGACGAACTGAATGATGATACATTTATTCTGTTCGCCATCAAGCATTATGAAAATCCTCAAGCGGTAACGAAAGAGGATTTTGATGAAGATCTTAAGCGATTTAAATACCTTAAACGTTTACTTAAACGTTACGTTAGGGGTGGAGCATTAAGAACTCATTTGATCATTAATCATCTAATCATCCTATATAATGTTTTTGGTGAAGCAGCTACCCCTTTACTCTTCTTCAAATTGGAGAGAGAGTATTGGGGTATTTTAAAAACTGTACTTCTTTATCTTAATAAATATCCTGTAGGGATGCTTCCTGAATTAGAAGTTGACCCTGATGTCCAAGATTCTCTTGACTCCGTATGACTTTAATGACTACTGGTTCTACTCCTGGTGCTGCTGGATTCAGTAGTAAGGCAGCTGCCACTGGTCCTTCAGCAGGTTTCGACCCGTTGTTAAAATTCCGTAAGAAATTACAGAAGAGAAGGAAAAAGATAAGAGAGGACAATGAAATTGATAGACCTATTACCGTGAACCGTGTTAATCCAGCACCTAGATCTAGGTTGCTACAATATAAATGTAATCTTCCTGGTGTAGGAGAGACCGTTGTCTATGCTAATTCACCAGCAGAACTAAGTCAGAAACTTAGACTCCTTATTAATCCTCGTTACAGGGGTGACATAAAAATAGAAAGAATAATGCCAGCAGAGGCAGGTAAATTTTTCATGAACAAAAGGAATAGTCACATGCGTAACGTACAAGAGTCTGATGACAAGTCAGCACAACAAGCAATTGTTCAACAGAAGACTGCTCTCGAAAAGAAGAAAGTCTTAATGAAGAAACAAGCATTACAGAAGCAACTTCAATCTAAGGTTCAAGACCTTAAGAAGAAGGCTAGAGTTGGTGGTGCTAAGGGAGAAGCAGATTCTTAGACCCATGACTGAGCAATTAAATACAGCTTTGCTAGAGCGACTGGAAAGAGTAGTAACTAGTCTACAGGAGAACTCCGTAAAAATGGGGCAACTCCTCGCTGTACATAATGAGAAGTTAGATAAACAAGATAAAGTTGACGCAGTTCTATTTGAAAAGGTAGAGAGTCTTCATAGAGAAGTTAATCGTAGAGCAGAGGAGATAAAGACAGGTTGTGAAAGAGATATCCGTAAAGTCGATGACCGTCTTAGACAGATGGAAAAGAAAATGTGGTCTATTTTTGGTGGTCTTGCTGTTATATCTTTCCTTGTTAGTGTACCAGGCCAAACGCTCATCAAAAACTTGACAGGTTCAATTCAATCTAGTATTATAGAGACTCCTAAAGTCTCTCAAGTTGTCTGAGTTTGTAGACAATCATTATGTAAGTCTTTTATCTGGTAGACTGGATAAGTTTATCAAGAAGAAAGCAGACCTTTATAACTTTCGTTGCCCTTACTGTGGTGATTCACAGAAGCATAAGAATAAGGCACGAGGTTATTTTTTTCGTGTAAAAGCAGACTTGGTATATAAATGCCACAACTGTGGTGTAGGGAGAACCCTACCAAACTTCTTGAAAGACCAGGCACCAGACCTCTATGATGAGTACATCATGGAGAGATATAAGAAGGGTACTACTGGTAAAGGATCTTATGTTCCGAAACCAAAATTCAAGAAACCAGTGTTCAAGAAGAATGGAAATCTAGAAAAGATTTCTAGTCTAAATATTGAACACGTTGCATATAAGTACATCACAAAGCGAGGGTTAAACCCTTCGCTATTTTATTTTACAGATGAATTTTGTACTTGGGTGAACACCCAGAAGCCTACCTTCACACACATAACTAAGGATCATCCAAGAATCATCATTCCCTTCATTGATAAGGATGGTGAGTGGTTTGGATTCCAAGGTCGTGCATTAAATCCAAAGGACAAGTTACGTTATATAACTGTCATGTTGGATGAAAACAAACCCAAAATCTATGGACTTGACAGAATCAACATTCAAAAACCAATCTACGTTGTCGAAGGCCCTTTCGACAGCACCCTCTTGGAAAACTCGGTTGCTATGGCTGGCTCCGATGTTGATAGTAGGACGTTTGGTTGGGGCAATTATATTTGGGTTTATGATAACGAACCTCGTAACAGAGAAATCGTTAACAGAATCACCAAGTCAATCGACAGAGGTGAGAAGGTAGTGATATGGCCAAATGATATACATGAGAAGGACATAAATGACATGGTAATAGCTGGACATAACGTGCAGTCTTTGGTAGAATCAAATGTATACCACGGACTAGAAGCACAAGTTAAATTAACTGAATGGAAAAAGGTATGACACCCACAGAAATTAAAGTTGTTAAGAGAAATGGTGACACCACTGATCTTAACTTGGAAAAGGTTCATAAGATGGTTGAACATGCTTGCAAAGGATTAGCAGGTGTATCTGAGTCAGCAGTCGAAATGAATTCTGGACTCCAATTCTTTGATGGAATCACTACAAGTGATATACAAGAGATATTAATTAGATCTGCTAATGATCTTATCTCTTTAGAGAATCCTAACTATCAATTTGTTGCTGCAAGGTTACTTCTATTTGGTTTAAGGAAATCTGTATACGGTGAGCATCCTGATCAGCGACCTATTCTCAGACAACATGTAGAGAAATGTGTAGAGAAAGGAGTTTACGATAAAGAAATACTAGATAAGTATAGTGAAGAAGAGTGGGAGATTTTAAACAGTTATATTGATCATGACCGTGATTATCTATTTACCTATGCTGGTATCAGACAGGTAGCAGATAAGTATTTGGTACAGGATAGAAGTACTGGAGAGATATTTGAAACTCCTCAGTACATGTATATGTTAATATCTGCTACATTATTCCAAGACGACGACAAATTTTATAGACTGGAGTACATTAAAAAGTATTATGACGCAATCTCAAAGCACAGAATCAACATCCCAACACCAATCATGGCGGGGGTCAGAACACCCATTCGTCAATTTGCATCTTGTGTTCTGGTTGATTCTGATGACACCCTCGATAGTATCTTTAGCAGTGATATGGCTATTGGCAAATATGTCGCACAGAGGGCTGGTATCGGCATTAACGCAGGCAGAATCAGGGGCATCAACAGTAAAATCAGGGGTGGAGAAGTTCAACACACAGGTGTTGTTCCCTTCCTTAAGAAATTCGAGTCAACTGTTCGATGCTGTACGCAAAACGGGATTAGAGGAGGGTCAGCCACTGTCCACTTTCCTATCTGGCATCAAGAAATTGAAGACATCTTGGTCCTCAAAAATAACAAAGGAACCGAAGACAACCGAGTCAGAAAACTCGACTACTCAATCCAATTAAGTAAGATATTCTATGAGCGATTTATCCAGAACAGTACTATTACTTTATTCAGTCCTCATGATGTTCCTGGGCTCTATGACGCTTTTGGTAGCGATACCTTTGACGAACTCTATACTCAATACGAGTCCGA